ATGACCCAGAAACACTCTAGGGCGGCATTAAGTCGCGGCTCCAGCGAGCGTGCTCAGCGGCTGCTTAACCTGCGAGCTTCTCTTGACGGACTAGGTATTGGCGCGGGCTTTGCCAGCGTGGTTGCGGCAATTCTACTTTCAGATGCTCTCGGTCTTCCGCGCGCTCTAATGATCAGCGTGTCGGCGATCATCGCGGGTCTATGCACCGCCGACATTGTCAGCCTATACCTCCGTGGAAAAATCACCCTGGGAAGTACTGCAACGGTGACCATCACGCCGATAAGGGCCAACAGCCTCACGGAAGAGGAAGTTACTGATCTGCGCAACCTGTTGAGCGACTTGGGCAGTAGATTCCGCGAGTCAGCACAGGATGATAGTACAGGTGCAGATCGGCTACTACGGCATTCGCGCGCGGTCATTGACGAAGCGAGAAAGCGTTTGCTCGAAAATGCTTCTCAAATCAACAAGCGATCTCAAGTCAGCCTGGTAACCGGAAGCGGCATCGCGATGGTAGCAGTTCTTATCCTCCTAGCGTTTGCGTTCCCACCCATTCCCATGTATTCGCTTCGGTGGGAGCAGGTGTTATGGGCTTATCTGCCAAAATTGGGTGTAATCGTGATGTTGGAAGTGTTCGCGTTCTTCTTCTTGAGGCTATATAGAGCGTCGCTAGCAGAGTCGCGTGCCGTTCATGCTGATTTGAATGCTCTGGCCTTGAAGGAAGCTGCATTAGTTGCCGGCTGGGCTGAGTCAGATCAGCAACGTTTGCAGCTTGCAACGACTATTATTGAACCTGTGCTTGAAGGCTATCGTCCTGCCGATGAATCCAGCCAAGGCTTGGATCCCAAATTGGTTGCGGATCTGGCGGCATCAATTTCCAAGTTGGTACGCGGATGATTTTGGGATGGCAATCAGAATCTTAGAGCTGCAACAGCTGTATCGTCGCCGTCCGGGGTCAGATGGGCGTAGTACTTCTCGGTTGTAGCGTAGTCGGCGTGTCCGGCAAGCAGCTGGACACGCCGCAGCGGCACACCTGCCATCACCAGATGCGCGCAAAAGGTATGTCGCAGTCGATGTAGGTGACCACCGATGCCTGCTAGCTCCGAATCTCTTTTGAACCAGTCCGACACGGTGTCCTTGTGCACCGCCACAAGCGGATCGGGAAGGTGACGCAAAGCCCATCTGGCATAGCGGTTGAGGGGAACCTCTCGCCACTTTCCTGACTTTGTACGACCTTCGCCTCTCTCGTCCGGGTCACTTTCCACCAGCAGGCGGCCGGCGACGACCGAGCTTTTCTCTAGGCCGATGATCTCGCCCCGCCGCAGCCCGGTGTGGGCCATGAACATCCACAGCGGCGCCCGCGCAGGGTTCGCCCGATACAGCCGGCGCATCGCCGTCCGGTCATAGAACTTGACGGCCACGCTCCGCACGCCGCGAGGCGCTTTCACGGAGGCGAGCGGGTTCACGTCCAGCTCTTTCCATTCGACGCCGCGGTTGAATGCCGCCTTCAGCCGTCGAATCTCCTTCCCCACAGTTTCCTTTGCCGCCTTGTCGTCCAACAGCCTGGCGCGCTTGTACTGCTCCACCTCGACCGCTCGGATGCTGTCGATCGGCCGGTGGCCGAAGCGCTCGATGAAGCGCTTCACTTCGCTCCTGGCCTTCGAAATTGTGGTCGGGTGCTCGGCCTCGTACCAGTCCAGATACCACTCCAGGTAGTCGCGGACCTTGGGCAGGCGCGCCAAGATCCGGACCCCGTGGGTCAGTTCTGCTTCTTTCGCGGCACGTATTCTCTCCGCCTCACGGGCGTCAGGTTGCCCAATGGACCGGCGAAAGCGCTCGCCGCCTTCCGCCCAGTCGAGGTAGGCCTTGCTGCCGCGCCAGTAGAGTCGAACCTTTGCCATTCCTCTGCACCTTCGATCGCGGCATAGAGCGCCGCCTTTTCGTACAACTGCTTTCCCATGAAGCGGCGGGGCGTGAGCCCGTAGCCCATCGCGTTCTTCCTGAACTGGCTGTTGGAGACGCCGCAGTAGTGGGCGGCTTCCTCGACGGTGAGCCAGTCTTTTCCTGACAGGTCGAGCCTTTCAGCGGCGCCCATTGGCGCCTCCCACGGCCTTCCTCCTGGCCGGCGCCTGCTCAGCGAGGCCGAGGTTGAACTGCACGACGTTGTCGGGGACGGCCGCCGGAGACAGTGCCCGCGCGCTGCGCTCGGTACGGTTGAGCCGGCGCCACGCTGCGATGGCCTTGTCGGGATCGGCGTGCTTGCTGGTCGACCTGCAGGCGCACTCAACCAGGTGGCCACCGCCGGCGGACGCGCAGCGCTTGTCGTGGATGTGGCGCGCGCGGTGTCCGGCGGCGCAGTTCGGCAACCCTTCCGGGTGGCTGATATGTTCCTGGGTCATGGCGTGTTGCACTCCTGGATGAGGGCTTCGAGCTTTTCGATCAGGAAGGTGGCTTCGGTGGCCCTGCGGCGGCGTTCGTGCGTGCTGATCGGCATGGGCCCGGCGTCGCGGATCCACTTCAGCGGCTCAAGGAGCCAGCTCGCCTCTACCGGGAGCCGGATGCGCGGGTCGACTTTCTGGATCAGCGGCTCACAATCCGGCCCGGCCCAATCCTCGCTGTCGCCGCAGCGGACGCACACGCGCCCCCGGAATTCATGCAGCTTCTCCGGTTGGATCACGCGCGGGGTTTCGAATAGGGCGCGGACAACGAGCCCACGCTGGTGGGCGGCGTAGACGTGCCCAGCGTCGGCTTGGACCCAGCAACCCGGACCCACGTCCTTCTTGTTGCGATACTCCCAGCGGACAGGCTGCGCGGTGTAGAGCGCGGTCATCAGGGTATCGGCCCACGCGCGGACCTGGTTGGCGGCAACAGCGCCGCCGGTGGGGTCGACACGCCGCATGGCAGAGACGACCGCAGCGACAGGCGACGATGCTTTGGTGGCCTCGACAACGGTGGCCGGGGAAATGGGCAGTGGTGCAGTCATACGAAAAGGTCCAGTTGGGCCGGCAGTGCCGGTGCGCGCGGCGGTGCCGGCAGCGGGGCGGGGCAGCGGGGCGGGGCAGTGGCGCGGATGCGGGCTCGCTGTGCAGCGTTGAAGGCGAACCAGAAGCCGAGGCCGTGCCTGCGTGCCCGGCATTCCGTCAGCAGCACGCGGGCGACGTGCTTGGCCAGTGCGGCGCCGGTCACGCCGCCACCGCCATGTCGGCCGGGACCCGGTCGAGATTCGCCTCTGCCAAGGCGCGGAGCGGCGGCGGGCTGACGCTGTTGCCGACCATGCGCACAGCGGCGCTGGTGGTGAGCGGGGTGCCGTTGGCTGTCCGATCGATGATGTAGTCCGGCGGGAAGCCCTGCGCGCGGTACAGCTCGTGCGGTTTGAGCATGCGCAGGCCGATATCCACGATCACGTAGGGAGTGCCCTGGATGTGGACGGTCACCAGTGCCAGGCGATCCTTGGTGGTCACCGTGTCCACGGGGTCGTGCAGATCGACAGCGATGCCGCTGCCGTAGTACTTCACCAGGAACGCTGCGACGCGCAGCGCGCCGGCCTCTTGGTCGGGCGACAGCTCGGCGAGTCCGGCGCTCACCAGCCGTTGCTGACTGCCGCTGGCAGTGATCGTGCTGACCGGGTCGCGTGCGTCATTGCCGGTGCCCTGGTAGAAGCCGCCGTTGGCCTGTTCCAGAAATGCCGTGGTCAGGCCATGGTGGCCGCCCTGCGCGGCGATAGTGCTGAGCGGTCCCTGCACATCGGCGCCGGCCATGTTGTTCCGCAGGGTGACCAACGAGGCAGCGGCCAGGCCAAGGGCGTGGGCCGCACCAGCCGGGCGAGCAGCGCCAGCGCCCGAGGTGATCGTGGGCACAGGCTCGGTAGCGGGCGTGCCGATGCTGTCGCCACGAAACTTGACCAGGTGCGGTGCTGCCACTGCATGCTTAACGCCGCCGGCAACCACGGTGCCCAGCGGCTGCTGCAGGTCGAGCGCGCGCGGCGCCTGGCCCTCGCGCTCTCCATAGCCGGTCTGCACCAGTGTCGGCGCTACCACGGAGAAGTGGCCACCCTTCACTCCGGCGCAGACCGTGCGCAGCGGCTCGTCGGCAGCCATCGTGCGCTGGTTGCTGGAGTTGGCATGCTCGGCGATGAAGGGAGCCAGTTCCGGTGCGGCCAGCATCAGCTCGCCGCGGTTGGCGGCGGTGATGGTTCGCATGGGGTCACGCACGTCGTGGACGCGGTCACCGCCCTGGTGCGTCACCGGCACGATGAAGGGATCGGCCGACTTGATGACGTGTCGCATGACGCCCTTAGCGATGCGGCGCATGGTGGCATCGGCCAGCGGCCTGGCGCGGGTGAAGATGGATGGGCAGGGGATGGAGAAGTCCAGGCAGTCGGCAGCGGTCACGCGCGGCCGCTGCCCCGGTGCGGGGCCGTGGCTGGCCTCTGGCCACACGATTGCCTCGCCGTCGCGGCGGCCGAGCAGGAACAGGCGTTCGCGGCTGGTGCCGGCGCCGTAGTCGCTGGCCACAAGCTTGCGCCACTCGACTGCGTAGCCAAGCGCACGCAGGGCGGCCACGAACTGCCGCCAGGTGCGGCCACTATGGCGCTTGTCCGGCACGAGCTGCTGGTTCTCGACCGGGACGCGCTCTCCGCCCGCTGCAACGGTGCCGTCCATCTTGATGACGCGGCCGGTGTCCTTGCAGCGCTTCGCGACCAGCGGACCCCATGTCAGGATCTGCCAGACGTTCTCCATGGAAATGATGCGTGGCGCGGTGTTGGTGCCGTGCAGGCGATCAGCACGCAGCAGCTGGCCAACCCACTTCAGCACCACCCACGACAGGGCGCGGGTCTTCCGGCTGCGCGGCTGGCCGCCCTTGGCCTGGCTGAAATGCGTGCAGTCCGGAGAGGCGTGGAACCAGCCGATGGGGCGGCCGGCCACGTCCACGCGCGGGTCGGCGTGCCAGATATCCTCGCGGTGGTGCTGGGTCAGCGGGTGGTTGGCGGCGTGCATGCCGATTGCCAGCTCGTCGTGGTTGTAGGCCAGGGCGGGATCGATGCCCAGGGCCTGCTTGAGCCCCTCGCTGGCGCCTCCGCCGCCCGCGAACAGGTCCACCACGATTTCGCCCAGGCGCAGGCGGGACCGCTGCGGCGCGGGGAAGTTGAAGGATCGGGAGGACATACTCATTTCCGAACACCCCGAAACAGGTTTGATCGAGGCAATGGTTGAGATGACTCTTGGCCGCCCACACGTCTGGAGGACATCCACCAGAGGGGGTACGTTTCGTGCATAGCGGAAGACAGGGGGCATGGAGTTTTCATCCCAACAACTTGGCTAGGCTTCATGAGCTGGCCACTGCCGAGGTGAAGCGCCGTCGCGCTCAGATTGCCCGGCTGGAGAAGGAGCGGGGTAGCTTTGAAGCTGAGCGCTCCGCAGTCGGTGCTGCGCTTAGTCTGGTTGAGCGAGCTGGAAATGGACCTGGCACTGCCTCGCGCTTGGTGATGAGCGACTACGACTCGTATTTCCAAGACTATTGCCGCAGTATTGATGTTGATAAATACACAAAAGTGTTGGTGGAAATCGATCAGGCGATATCCAACAACAAGAGGCGCACCGAAGAACTGTTGGCGGCTGTCGAGACCGCGGAAGCAGATATTGTGTTCATCGAACGCATGATTGCGTGCCCCCAGGAGCGGGTGTTTAAGCTTCCTCTCAATCCCGATTACATCGAGTAGCGAGCGGTTGTCTGGGCCGGTCATGGAAGACCGGTCGTCTCGCCGATGCTGATCATTGGTCATGCTCGCTGCTCCTTTGTGCCGTTGATCTGCTGACCGCCGAGAGCGGCGCGGAACTCCCACCGTTCGGCTTCGTTGGTGTAGTAGGCGGAGCGCTCCTGGCGCTCGCGCTCGGTGAACTGCGTGTCGTGCAGCGCGTGGTCGGCGGCGTCGCGGTTGGCTTTGGCCATCCGGACCGGGTCGTCCTGGAAGATGTCGAGCTGGTTACGCACGCTGGACTCCTGGAATGGGTTACCGGCGAGTGGAAGTCCGGCCGGCGCGGAGCCCGGTCACCCGGGCGGGCGGTTGCTCAGTGGGTGTCGTCAGCGGCCAGCGGCGCGCGCTGCCGCTCGGCGGTGCGGCGCTGCATTTCGGCCTTGAAGGCTGGCCAGGTGGTCTGGAGGTCTTCCCAGCAGCGCCATGCGAAGAACACGGCGCCGATGGCGCATGCGAGGGCGACGGCGTCGACCTGGTTGTGCAGTGCCCAAGGCAGCAGTGCGAGGAGCAGGCCGACGACGACGGCGCAGAAGAAGGGCAGGGCCAGGTGGCGCATTACTCGCTCTCCTGTTCGGTTGTGTGCTCGGCCGGCGTGGGCGCCGGGCCGACGGGTGGCGTGATGGGCGGGATGCCGACGGCCATGGCGGCGAAGAAGTCGTGGTCGGTCATGCGGCACCGCTTTTGACGCGGGCGAGGGCGGTAGCACGAAGTGCCCAGGCTTCGCGTGCTGCCTCGAACGATTCGTGATCACTTGGCGAGTTGAGCCAGCGATCGCGCGCTCGGTCGTAGTCGTCATCGGCGGTAATCAGCGCATCAATGGCCTCGGCCGCTTCCTGCAGAGCGTCGGCGTAGCGGCGGGTGTCCGCACCGTCGTCGGCGGCGCCGTGCAGCGCGCTGACCGCGTGGCGGATGGCCGCGATCTTGGAGGGGGTGCTCATGCAGCACCTGCCTGTGCGCGCGCTGCACGGCGGACGGCTGCGACAGCGCCTGCAGCGCTCTTGCCCTGCCGCAGGACGGCATTGGCGGCATAGCTGGCGGCTGCGATGACCTGGTTGGGGAGGAGGCCCCAGCGGCGCCCGGCGCGGGCGACGATGCCTGCGGCTGCAGCGGCGCGCTGAGCGTTGGAGTGGTGGGCGAGGGCGGCGCTCATGCGGCGGCGTCCTGGAGCGCGGCGCGCAGCTGCTTGGCTGCAGCCTGCAGCTGGTGTGCGTGCTGCTCGGCCTCGTCGGCGGTGAGGTGCAGGCGGGCAGCGCCCATGTCTGCGATGACGCGTTCGCTGACGTGGTCAGCGGTGACTTTCATCTCTGCCGATCGGCAGCCCAAGGAAAGGGTGGCCATGCTGGAATCTCCTGCCGCCGGCCCCGGGGTGGGGCTTGATGGGCGGCTCGGAGGTAAAATTACCTGCGGGTATTTCTTGTGTCAATACCCATGGGTAATTTTAATTGAGCGGGCGCCTGAAACGACAGAGCCCCGCATTGGCGGGGCTCGGTTGCATCTGATCTGGGTGCTTTCTACCAATCGTCGTTCGGCTTTGCCTTCCCGACCATTGCCTGTATTCCAGGCCCAGTCTCGATCAGTTTCGCCTTGATCTTATCCAGGTCCTTCTGCTTACGAACAACCAGGTCACCCGCAGGCTGCGTCACACCGTTGGCATACTTGGCGGGCCACTGGATGCGTAGATCGCTGAAGGTGAGCCGGAAGCGCTGATCCTTCGCTTCAAATCGAAGGGTGAAAGGTACTGTCCAGTCGGGTTTTGCCACGCACTCCCATCCGCTCGCGCATGGGTACGGGATGAATCCCTTTCCAATGATCGTCCCATCGGCCGCGCTTTCGTATTCGATCACTGCCTTTGCTGACCGGAAGTTCTCTGCGATCCACTGTCGGCCAGCCCGAAACACATCTGCTTTGTCGGCACCGGGCGCTTCGAAAACCTGCACGATAGTGCGCTGTTCTTCGGTGAGATCTGCGGCAGTAGCTGCTCCACTGATCATCGCTGCAACAACCAGGGTGGCAGTGCCCATGCGCATCCATGCACCCATATCTAGAACCTCCTAAGTCCGGCGTGGACCAGAGCCTTGCCCTGGATGGAAAGCTCAGTGGGTTCGCAACGCCACTCCTTGAACTCAGGATTGGCGCTGACGACCCACATGCCGTCGCTGCGCTTCTGCAGCATCTTGATCTGGGTCTCGCCGGCGTAGCTGATCAGGTAGTAGTCGTCGCCGTCGAAGTAGTCGCAAGCCGTGTCGATCCAGACGATATCGCCGTCCTCAATCTTCGGTCGCATGGACGGACCACGGCCGGTGATGATCTGGATCCGGCCCGGCCGCGGGAGGAAACCAAGCTTCCGGCGCACTTCCCATTCGGCCACTTCCATGACCTGCATTACCTCTGGGAAATCTTGATTCACGACACCTAGGCCCATACCAGCCGCTCCCTCGAACAGATGGAAGCGAACGTAGCCGGGAGGTGTCTCAGTCTCTAAGACCTGTGCGACTGGTGAAGAGGGGAAGCGATCTGGATACGCCGCAGCGAGCGCCGCGAGCGTGTCTTCACCGATGCGCTTCCGGCCGGCCTTGCCCGGCTCGTAGAGCATGCGCGACACGTAGCTGGCGTCCTTTCCGATCTTTGCACCGATCTTGGCCAAGGCACCGCGCCCGAGATCGTCAGCCAGGCCGCGCAGCGCAAGGCGGCGTTGTTCGTACTTGTCCATGCAGGTATTCCACGATTTCCATTACCTGCAAGTAAATTGCCTGCGGGTATTGATTGAATGCTTACCTGTAGGTATCTTTGGGTGCATGCAGACCCTCCGCACCTACCTCTCGACCCTCAGCCCGGCAGAACAGGCGGTCTTTGCTGACCGCTCCGGAACGACGATCGGCTATCTGCGCAAGGCGCTTAGCAAGGGTCAGCGCTTCGACGGCGCGCTAGTCCGGCAGCTGCATCTGGAAAGCGCTGGCTCGGTATCGCTGACCGACCTGCGGCCTGACATCTGGCCGGGCGACGAGCAGCCGCCGACGGTGGCCGAGCAGATCCGCAGCGAGGTGGACATCCGGATGAGCAAGCGCGCGCTGCGGAAGAAGCTTGGCGTACCGAACGACAAGCTGCTGGCGAAGGTGCTGAAGCTGCCGATCGAGCAGGTTGAGGGCTGGCCGGAAGAGGGCGCCTTGCCGGCGCTGCCGGAGATACAGCGCCTGCTGGGCGTGCAGGAACAACGGCAGGCCCAGCCCGCGCCGTATGACCCTGACGAGAACCGCTACGCCCCTCTGGAGGTGGCTTGATATGCCCGTGCTGTCCGATAGGTGGAATTTCCGTGTGTGGTTGCGTAACTGGCTGACAGCCCCTTCGAAGAAGGAGCTGGAACAGCAGGCAGCGCGGCGTAAGGGCAGCAAGCAGAGGGTTTCAGCTCTGCTTGCTGAGCGCGAGGCCCGAGGCGGGGTCAGTAAATGGTGATCTCCTTTGCCGCGTCGCGCACCTGTTCGGCTTCGAGCGGCGAGAGGTCGCGAGAGTCCTCGCGGAGCTGGTCGATCACCACGTTCTCGAACGTCGCTTGGTCCACGACCTTGTGCTTGATCAGCGCTTTGACGACGGCCTGGGTTGCCCTGAGTTCCGTGATTACTTCCTTCAACGAGTTCATGTCGCCCTCCTTGCGGGCTGTTCGTGTGGAAACGCCAGCGTAGCGCAACGAGGGCGGCGCCAGTCGTCCCTGAGTAGTTGTCCATGGCGCACATGATGCGCCGCCGCAATGCCCCGAAAAACCTTGAAACACCTGTCTCCCCAAGGTGACCCATGACTTGCCGTACCTCCTCTTTGAACTGGCTGGACGTGCTCTACAACTCCGTGCGCAAGACGCCCGGCGGCGTAGCCGATGCAGCCGCATACCTGGCCGACCGCCGCGGCAAGTCGATGCACCCGGAGACGCTGCGCGCGAAGCTGCGCGGCCTGGAGGGCGAGTCGCTGACAATCGAACACGCCGAACTGCTGACCGAGTGGATGCAGGAGAAGGCGGGCGGTTGCGAGTACGCCCTGGAATGGATGCAGGCGCTTGCCGGCCAGTTCGGCATGGCCGTGGACGCGGTTCCGCCGCCGCCGGAGGGTGGCTGGTCGGATGAGATCGGCGCCATCCAAACGAAGCTGCTGGAGATCACCTCGAGGGTGGGCCGGTTGTCCGGCACCGCCTTGGAAGCAATGTTGGATCGGCGCATCGATAGCGACGAAGCCGAGCTGATGGTGAGCGAGGTCCGTGCTCTGCGCACGATGGCACACCGCCTGGAGCGGAACGTGGCCCGGGCAGCGGGCAAGAGTGGAAAGGGGAGGGCCGGCTGATGTCTAACCCCCTTCGAATCCGCGGCGGTTGCGCGACAAGTTCAGCGTTTTCTGTCTTCATCATCGGAGGCCTCTTCCGCGAGGCTTGCCAATGAATACCCCTGCTCGTTCCACCGATATCGACACCAGCCGTGCCGCCGCCGAGCACGTGGTCAGCAGCGGCCAGCAGGCGGCTCAGCAGGACCAAGCCGCCGGCGCCGTGGCCTCCCATCCTGGCATGACCAGCAACGAGCTGTCTCAGGCCACGAGCCTTGACCGCTACATGCTCGCTCGTCGCTTGCCGGAGCTCCTGAAGGACGGGCGCGTCTGGCGCGGCCCGAACAAGCCGTGCTCGGTCAGTGGCCGCACGGCGTGCACCTGGTGGCCTGTGGCTCCAGGTCAGAACCTGACGCTGAGGATCTGACGTGGCCGCACGAATGACAGGCATGGTTTTCGAGCGCTATCCGGGTGGTGGCGGTGAGCTGCTGCTGGCGCTGGCTCTGGCCGATAACTCGCACGACGACGGCACCCGCATCTTCCCGTCGGTTGCCACGTTGGCCGTGAAGTCCAGGCAGTCGGAGCGCTCGGTGCAGTACCAGCTCCGGAAGATGGAGCGCATTGGCTGGCTGGAGGTCGTCAGCGAGGGCGGTGGTCGCATGAAGGGCTACAAGTCCGGCGGCCGTCCGCGTGAGTACCGGATCAGCCCGTACTGGATTGCCGGTGGTGATCTGGCCATGGATGGGGACGCTGGAGAACAGCCCGAAAATTCAAAGGGTGCAAATTCTGCACCCTTTGCAAAGGGTGCAAAACAGAGTCGGAAAGGGTGCAAAACGACGCAGGAAAGGGTGCAACCAGACGTCGAAAAGGGTGCAACAGCTATTGCACCCGAACCTAAAGCAACCAAAAGCAACCAAGAGCAACCCTCACACCGCGAGTGTGAGCGCGAGGCCGATCCACTGGCGTTGACCGCTGACCAGGTCGACCGAGAGCTGGCCGGATTCGGTAGCACGCCACATGGCATCGACCGCGAGCAGCTGGCCCGGTTCGTCCGGCACCGCGCCGCGATCCGCCGCCCGCTGTCGGTCCAGGGCTGGTTGCAGGTCCGCCAGCAGCTGCTGGACCTGATCACCGCCGGACACGACCCCAACGAATCCCTGAAGCAGACGATGGCCGCCGGCCTGTCGCTTCCCGTGATCCCTGTAGCCCAGCCATCCGCAGGAGCAACCCATGCAAGCCCTCAACACGGTTCTGCCGACCGCACCGAGCAGCTCGAGCAGCAGTTCTACGCCCAACGCCGAGGCAGTGGCCACGGTGGCGGCGCTGGGTTCGAACCAGGCGATGTCGTCGACGCCGAGTTTGCCGTCGTCGGCTGAGCCGGTGAGCGACCAGGCCACGGCCTACCTGTGGGAATTCTGGAAGCAGATGACGGCCATGTTCCCCGGGAAGTGGGAGCGCGAGAACGGCGCGGCACCGGTCAAGAAGGACGGCAGCCTGACCATCGCCGCCGGCACGTGGTTCCAGGTGTTGAAGGGCCGCAGCCGGGCACAGCATGCGCGTGGGATGGCCTGTTGCCTGACCGAGGGCCGGGAGTGGCCGCCGAACCCGCCGCGGTTCCTGACAATGTGCCTGGACATTCCGGTCATGGCGGCGGTGGAGCGGGAGATGGCGCCGGGCCGGCCCCAGAGCGGGTTCACGGTGCTGGTGCGTTCGCTGCTGGACCTTCACGTCTACGCCAGCGCTGACCACGGATCGCAGCAGCGCCGAATGCTGGAGGAAGCCTACACGCGCGCTGTCCAGCACGTGGTCGACGGGAAGCCGCTACCGCAGCCAGTTCTGGCGATCGAGCAGGAGAAGCACGGATTGCGGCCGGTGCGCGATCGTGAATCTGCCCGTGCCGCCATGGCGCGCGCTGCAGCTGACCTCGGCTTCGGTGAGAGCTGATGTGGTCTAACGCACCACCGCTGACGAGGGAAGAGGGCGCCCGCATTGAGCTGGCCAAGACGGGCCCGTGCATGGCCTGCCTGGCGCTGCAGATGCAGGAGCTGCTGGAACCGGAGCTGGTGGTCTACGGCTGCGACTACAACCACGCCAAGAGCGGGAACCTGCGGCGCGGTCACATGTTCGGCTACGCGCTCTGCAAGTGGCACCACCAGCGGCATCCGATGGAGGGGAACACCTTCGCGACGATGCGCCAGATCTACGGCCCGAGCCTGATGGATGGCTCGCGGACCTTCCACGAGACATACGGCTCCGATGACGAGCTGATTTCAAACCAGACGTGCGTCAACGAACTGAGGAATGGCACCAATGGCTAACACCGGCATGGCAGATAGGGTGCGCGGCGTATTCGAGGCGCGTAAATCTGAAGCGATTGGCCACGCGCAGCTGTTTGAGGTGCTGGGGCTGTCCGGCGCGCACCTCAGCGCCGAGCGCAACACAGTGCGCGACCAGCTGAAGTACCTAGTGAATTGCGGGTATCTGATAAAGACGGGCCGCCGGGCCACGGCAGCGTATCGCTACAGCGGTAAGGGCATGCGTTTCCAGAAGGCAACGGCTGAAGAACTTCGCGAGCGCCGCATCGAACGTGGCCGCGCCTACCGTGCGAAGAATGGCGCACAGCCGAAGGCGCCACGGGTGGACAAGATGACCATCAACCGGTCGCGCGTGGGGCTGCTGGCGGACCTGGCACCGGCCAAGCCGTGGGGCAAGGAGAAGGACGACCAGCGCCCGTCCGAGACGGTGGAGCAGTTCCAGGCGCGGGGCGGGCATGTGCAGCGCCTGACGGCCAGCTGGGAGCAGCGAGCATGAGCATCCGCAAGGAGATCAACAAGGCGTTCGCCGATGCCGAGGCTCGCCGGCGCGAGGTCATGTACACCGGCAGCATCGCTAAACGAATTGGGCAGCCGACCAAGGTAGTGCTCAAGGAGATGAGGGAGCTGGAATTGAACGGAGCGGTTGTCCGGGTCCCGAGCTACTGCGCCGTCAACAACCTGGCATGGATGCGTGTGATCGACTTCGGTGGTGCGGCATGACCGCGCCCGTGCTGAAGCCGTGCCCCTGGTGCGGGCGAGAACCCTCGTGCACCGCCAGTCCAACCGGGATCGGATTCCTAATCATGTGCGACGCCGCACTGGATGAATGCCCAGCGACGCCTGCCGTCGATGAGGGCTCAATGGAGATGGCCAGTCGTGCATGGAACACGCGCGCTGCCAAATGGAAGCCCATCTCAGAGGCCCCGCAGGACGGTCGGCGGCTGATGCTGTGGGACTCGGTGAGCAGGCGGCCGGTGTTCGGGAGCTGGCGCGGGGACAACCCGGCGATCACGCACTATGCGGCCGAGCCGGCCGGCCCGGAGGTGGTCTGATGGCCAGCAAGCCGTTCGTGGCTGGATGGGCGCTGATCCTGATCGGTGCCTGTGGTAACGGACCATGGTGGGCGAACGCAGCCGTGGGTGTGATCGGTGTGCTTGTCGTCAGGTCATGCAGCCAGAAGGAGCGGGACTGATGGACGCAATCGAGAAGCAGGCGCGTGAGCTGTTGATTTCGCACTACAGCGCATCAGGGTTCCAGCATGGTGACCCTCTGTCCGCAAGCGATGCAAATGCTGTGGCAATTAAGGCCATCGCCGCCGCCCTCACGCCGCCCGATGGCTACGTGCTGGTGCCGGTGGAGCCGACTGACGAAATGCTTCTGGCTGCACATCGAGCGGACACCACCAGGGCGCCAATCACGAGCCGTTGGAGCGCCATGCTCGCCGCTCGCCCGGAGGTGCTGTGATGGATGCGCTGGAAAAGCACGCTCGCGAGCTGTTAGCTGCCGAGGTTGATCGAGACGTCGCACCAATGCCTGGTGTCGAGGAGGTCGCAACCAGCATCCGCGAGGGCGGCACCGGCGGCGTCCTGTTCGTACCAACGGCTCTTCGGGCCATTACTGCAGCTCTTGCGGTTGCTTACAGGTTTGAAGCGTCGGCAGAGGCCTTTGTAGAGGCCTGCGAGGTATCCGAGTCACCAGTGGGCCGCGCGAGCGTCACACCATCGGCGGTCTACGTCCTGGTTGATCAGGCGCAATTGCGCCACTTCCTGAGGGATGCGATCACTTCGGTCGAGTTCATCGCGGGGCGTGGGCAGTCGAAGCCGCTGGCCAGGAGGGTGAGCGATCAGGCGTGGGCACTGGTCGAGTCCATTCCCGCGAGAAGGAAGGTGCCGTGATGGCGAGATCTTCGGACCACGTGTGCGAGCAGGCAGGCTGGCCAAGCCCGAACACGCAGAACGCATCCCTGACCCTTGCGCTGCAGATGGTGGCCAAGTACGGGCGCAGCGTCCCATCGGTCGAGACGTTGCGGGCAGACTTCGGGATCAGCAGGGCGACGGCCTACAGGTGGCGCCGGGCCTTCGTCGAAGCGGTGCGGACCCATGCAGGCTGACCGCGCGCTGGAGCTGGTGCTTCCGTGGCCGAGCAAGGATCTGTCGCCGAACGCCCGCGTCCACTTCCGGGTAAAGGCTCGGGCGACGAAGCACGCCCGACAGACGGCGGTTGTGCTGGCGCACGAGGCCGGGTGGCGCGCGCTGCAGCTGCCGACGGGCAAGGTGCACCTGTGGGTGAGCTTCCACCAGGCGCCTGGCAAGGCGCTGCCGGACGACGACAACATGCTGGGCCGGTTCAAGGCGTACCGGGACGGCATTGCCCAGGTGCTGGGCATCGACGACAAGCGGTTCATCAGCCACCCGTTCGTGAGCAGCGAGCGCCGGCCGGGCGGCCAGGTGGTGGTGCGGATTACGGGCGGGCCGGCGGCGGCCGGCCCCTCAACGACAGGGGAACGGGCGTGAATCCACGAGAGACGATGGCTCGACTGGGGCCGAGCACGGTGAAGTTCGACATCGGCCGGGGAGGCGGGAAGCCCGACCTGACGAACCAGGACATTGCCGCGGCGCTGGGCATGGTGCCGGCTGGCCTTGGCCGGGAGCTGCTGGAGGCGTGCTGGTGGCCGGATGGCGCCGCGCTGCGCCGGCACAAGCTGCGGGACGCCGTCATTGCGCTGGTGACGCCGGAACTGCAGCGCCAGCAGCGCCGGTTGGCGGAGGCGCGAACTGATCTCGGCCTGGCCGAGGTTTGCATGGGGTGGGGTGGCGCGGCGACGGCGGAGCAGAGGGCGAACCGTGATGCGGCCCAGCAGCGGCTGGGCCGGGTCAAGGCTCAGTGCTGGCCGATCAGTACCCTGGAGTCATTGCCGACCCTGGCGGCGGCGGTGATCAGCGAGATTGCCAAGCGGCCGCATTGCGCGGCCTGCGAGGGCAGGGGCCAGGCAATGCTTGGTGAGCTGCTTGTGCCGTGCAAGGTGTGCGGTGGATCTGGGCTCGGCCCGATCAGTGACCGTCGCCGAGCGGCGGCCATTGGTCGTGATGAGTCTAGTTACAGGGAGCGCTGGCGTGGCGTGTACGAGTGGCTGCTGGATAGAATGCAGGAAGCTGAACAGGAGGCGGCAGCCGCGATGGCAAGGTCGCTCCGTAACATGCCGGAGACAACGTGTTCTCGTCAGATCGCCTAAGGAAGTGGCTGAGCTACGCCGAGAAAAGGGCGGCGCCAGCCGAAATTCCATTGTCGGGTCCCTCTGCTGAAGAAAATCGTTTCGTGTCAGTTCGATTCATCATCGCGCAAGAACAGTTCCTATTTCGGAATCTAGCTGGGGATGACGTCCATTGCCTTGCTCTTGACGAGCATGATTACTTCACAGAAGCACGTGTTCTGGGCATCTACGACGTGTGGCGATCGCAGCCAAAGATCTATGAGTACTGGGGCCCAGTACGATTCGAGTTCAACTCGTGGAGCAGCTTTGCCATAGAGCAGACTTGGCGTTTCAACCGGTTGAGATATCGCGCCCAACGCTTCTGGTGGCGGCTGCGCCGTCGCTTGAGGTCTGTGCGAAAGCCTGTATCAGTTCAGCGATATGCCGTGCTAAGCACTGTAAACAGGTTACGGACCTCAAGTAGCGTCCCGACTGCCTGGGATGTCGCAAACGCTATATTTGAGAAAGACTGGGTAGAGGAAAGCAGCGCTTTTCATCGCCTCGACCAAGTAGAAGAGATGCTTGAAGCACTGGTGGAACTGAAAGAGCTGCGCAGTAGGAATTCCGGCTATGTCGTAACTGGATCAGGAATTGCAGCGCTATCGCAGTACGAAGAGGAAGAGCGTAAGCATCGCGAATCAATCTGGATGCAAAGATGGATTGCTGTTCTGACTGTTGCGATGGCCATCGCAGCGCTCCTACAGGCGAACGTCGTTAAGATCCCACCCCTCGTGACACTGAAAGGCCCATGGCCATGGCAATAGTGCGGGGTTGATGCCCCCGCACTTTTCCCGGTATTTTCCTATCATCGCGCACGACCCGACCCCGGCCACCAAGCCGGGGTTTTTCATATCCGGACCCGCCATGATCCTGACCGCCTCGACAATCCAGCAGGCGGTTGGCTGCAGTGCCGCCGTCGCCGCCCAGTGGGCGCAGCCGCTGTCCGAAGCCTGCACGGCGTTCGGCATCAGCACGCCGAAGCGTGCGGCCGCCTTCCTGGCGCAGGTGGGGCATGAGTCCGGCAGCCTGACCAGGATCATCGAGAACCTGAACTACGGCGCGCAGGGCATGGCCGATACCTGGCCCAGCCGGTATGCCGTCGATCCCAAGGCCAAGCCGAGGAAGCCGAACGACCTGGCGCGCGCGCTGGAGCGGAAGCCGGTTGCGATCGGAAACAACGCTTATGCCAACCGGATGGGCAATGGCTCGGAGGCGAGTGGCGATGGCTACCGCTATCGCGGCCGTGGTCCTATCCATAACACCGGCCGGGCCAACTATGCGGCCATCCGCGATGCTTTGCGGGCGAAGGGCATCAAGGGCGTGCCTGACTTCGAGGCTCAGCCCGAGGCGCTGGAGCAGCCCAAGTGGGGTGCACTGGCTGCCGGTGCCTTCTGGGATGCTCGATCTCTGAACAAGCTGGCTGACGCCGGCCGATTCGAAGAGATCACCGCGCGAGTGAACGGCGGCCAGACTGGCGCCGTGGATAGGAGGGCGCGCTATGCGCGCGCGCTGAAGGTGTTGGCCGCGTGACTGAGCCCGTGAGCACCCTCAAGACCATCGTCGGCACCTTCACAGCTGCGGTCGTGGCCCCGGCTACCGCCGATGCGTTCCGTGCAGCAGAGCGAATCATCTTGGGCGTTCCGCAGCCGGTGCTGCTAGTGGCCATGGCCGGCGCGCTGATTGGCGTCCTGCTGTTGCCGGAGAAGGATGCGAAGCGGGTGGCAGCGGATGCGAACCGTCGTCGCGGCCATCGCCTGCTGCAGACCGTTGCCCGCTGGGCTGCCCTGGCCGTCGCTGTCGTGGCATACGCCATCGTTGCTGCCTGGGTGATTGCAGTAGCCGCCTCGCTCTGGCCAACCCTCGCTGGCGCCCCGCAGCTGCCGCTGGCTGGCTTGTCCGGCGTACTCATCCGCCGGCTGCTGCCCGGCTACGTGCGTCTGGTCGAGAAGGCCACTGGCGCGATCGGAGGCGACAAGCCATGAGCGTGCTGCTGAGGTTTCTCCGTTCGGTGTGGGAGCTGGTCATCGGCGCGGCAGCTGATGCGTTTCAGTGGCTGAGCAAGCCTGGCAGCAAGATCAAGCTGGTGTGCGCTGTGCTCGCCTTCGGCTGCCTTGTCTCAGGCCTGTCGGCCTATGAGAAGGAGCAGCGAATCCGCGATCTGAGCGCGCAGGTGGTCAAGGTCAAGGCTGACTGGAAGGCAGACGCCGAGCGCCTGCAGGCCGATGTGGATACCCGCGACCAGCGACTGGCCGAGGTCGCTTCTGCTCTTCGCGCCGAGGCCGTGAAGCTGGAGGAGTTGAAGGCCGAAAGCGCGGCAGCTCTGCAGGCGCTGGCTGGTCGCATCGAGGTGTCCGAGAGGGACGCAGCTACGTGGCGCGGCCGCTACGAGCAGCGGCCTGATACATGCAAGGCCGCCCTGGAACTGCTCGACTCTGCCTGCCCAGCACTGAAGGGGTACTGACGTGCGACTGATCGTCCTGGCTGCTGCCTTCTGTCTGGCGTCCTGCCAGTCGTCTGCGCCGAAACCCAACCCGCCAGCACCGGCTGTCATCCGTGTCCCTGTGGCCACTTTCGTTCCCATCGATGCCGAGCTGACGAAGCGCTGCACCTGGATGCGCGCCGGCAAGCCGTCTGCCGTGTTCGAAGTGAGCAACGGTCGTAAGCGCTGCCTCGATATGTACGAAGCACAGTTCGATGCCATCGAGCAGGTGCAGGGCAAACCTGTTCCTGCGGACGGCGAGTGATGCCGCGCCGTGCACCGAAGCACAACGCCATGCCGAGGCAGGCAGTCGTACACGTGCCGGCCGCAGCAGTGAGGCAGACCACGGCCGAGCGCGGCTATGGCAGCCGATGGCAGCGCGCCCGCGCGACCTACCTGCTGAGGCACCCGCTGTGCGCCGAGTGCCAGCGGTCGGGCCACGTCACGGTCGCTACGGTGGTCGACCACATCACGCCTCACAAGGGCAGCCAGGCGCTGTTCTGGGACACCGACAACTGGCAGCCACTCTGCAAGCCCTGCCACGACCGCAAGACCGCGACTGAGGACGGAGGGTTCGGCAACTGGCACCGAGGTGCCAAGGCGACCCCGAAATGCGCGCGTAGGCGCGAATGAATCGCAACAACGGCAGATAGGGCGGGGGGAGGGTGAAAAGTTGGGGCGGTTCGCCTCCCTGACCGTGCGCCCAGCCTTTTTTTCGCACCGTCAAAATTGAGATTTGAAAAATGAGAGGACGGAAGCCGACCGCTCCGGCCCTCAAGGTGATTGCCGGAACCGCCCGGCCGGACCGTGAGGCGCCTGACGCTCCCGAGTTCGACCTGATCGACGTGTTCCCCGACCCGCCGCAGCACCTGAACGTCAACGGGGCTGCAATGTGGAATGACCTTGGCCCCCAGCTGGTGGCAGCCAAGGTTCTCCAGACGGTGGACCTGTATGCACTGCAGCAGCTCTGCTACGCCTGGCAGGTCCAAGTGGCCAAGCAGATGGCAGGGGTGGATATCACAGCCGCTGAACAGACCGCGCTGAAGGCGCTGATGTCCGAGTTCGGTATGACGCCGGCGAGCAGACGCAAGGTGAGTTCTGGTGGCGCCGAGAAAAAGCCCGGCAACAAGTTCGGCGCCCTCCCGGCGCTCGCCAAGTAAAAAGAAGCCAGCGAAGCCGACGACTGCGGCGCGCCACCGGCGGCGCCCGAGCCCGGATCCCGCCGACTACGTGGCGGTGGCCATCGACTACGCGCAGGAAGCGGTGGAGGATCGGAAGGGCAAGGCATTCGGGTTGCTGATTCGCCAGGCGGCCAAACGCTTCCTGGACGACCTGGCCCGCGCGAAGAAGAGAGGGTCAGCGTTCACGTTTTCACCCGCGCATGCAGTGCACGCCTGCGGCTTCATTGAGCTGCTGCCGCACGTTGAAGGCTCTTGGGAGACTCCCGAGATCCGCCTGCACCGGTCCCACGTATTCTTCGTGGTCCAGCTGTTTGGGTTCCGGAAGTTCGATGGCACACGTCGCTTCACCTCAGCGCTGTTTGCGGTGGCGCGCAAGAACGCCAAGTCCACATTGGCCTCGGCCATCCTGTTGTACTGCCAGTGCTGCGAGAACGAAGAAGGCGCCCAGGTCATTTCGGCGGCCACCACCTTCCCGCAGGCTTCGATCATCTTCAATGTCGCCAAGCGGATGGTGGAGAAGACGCCGGACCTTCGGGAGGCGTATGGGCTTGAGACCTGGGCCAAGTCGATCAGCCGCATGGAGATCGGCGCCAGCTTCAAGCCTATCCACGCGAAGGCAAGCACTCAGGACGGCTTGAACCCGTCCCACGTCGGCCTTGATGAGATCCACGCGCACAAGACCCCTGACCTACTGAACGTCCTGCAGTCCGCTGCTGGCGCCCGCCGCAACCCGCTCTGGCTGTTCACCACGACCGAGGGATACACCAACCCCGGCCCCTGGGCTGAGATCCGGCAGTTCGTGAAGCAGCTGCTGGCCGGCGTGTTCAAGCACACGGCCGACCATTACCTGGCAGTGTTCTACGCTGTCGACGAAGACGACGAGGACTTCGACGAGGCGAGTTGGCGAAAAGCCAACCCCCTGATGGAGGTAAACCCGCACCTCTTGGGTGCCATCCGAAAGGAGGCGGTCGAGGCCAAGGCCATGCCGTCCAAGCTGGCGGAGTTCCAGATCAAGCGGCTGAACCGGCCGGCCTCTGCGGCAAACGGCTGGGTTGCGCTACGAAAGTGGGCTGCCTGCTCTGGCGTGGTCGACCTTGAGGCACTTAAGGACGTTCCCTGCTGGGGTGGACTGGATCTTGCCAGCACCAGCGACCTGACGTCGTTCCGGCTTGTCTGGAGGGTCGGCGGCAAGATCATCACCTGGGGACGCCGCTGGGTTCCAGAAGAGGCAGTAAAGCAGCGTACGGAGCGCGGCACGGTGCCTTATGCGGGCTGGGCCGCGTCTGGCCACCTCGAAACCACCGAGGGCGAGGTCACCGACTATGCCCATATCGAGAGGTCGATCCTGGATGTCGTCTCTCGATTCAACGTTCAGTCCATCGCGTTCGATAGCTGGAATGCAACCGAGGTTGTGGGCCGGCTTCTGGCCGCCGGCGTGCCGATGGTGCAGTTCATTCAAGGACCGAAGTCGTATCACCCGGCCATGCAGGATCTGGAGCGCGCCTACGTAGGCAAGCGCTTCGTCCATGACGGCGATCCGGTGCTGACCTGGTGCGCTTCCAACCTGGTGGCGCGGCGAGACCAAAACCTGAACATGGCGCCCGACAAGAAGCGATCGAGCGAAAAGATCGATGACATGACCGCGCTGCTGATGGCTGTTGGTATCAGCATCCCCGTTGCTGAAGAAAAGAGTGACAAGAAGCTTGTCCTCATGACCTTGGGATAGCCCATGAAGATCGAGAACCGCGCCTACAGCTTGCTGGAGGTGAAGAACTACGACGACGACCTGCAGGTGATCACCGGCCTGGCCACAACGCCGGAGCCGGATCGTTATGGCGATATCGTCGAGCCGCTGGGCGCAAAATTCGCTGCCGAGCTTCCGCTGCTCTGGCAGCACCGCCACGACAGCCCGGTGGGCATCGTGAAGTTCGGCAAGCCGACTGCGAAGGGCATCCCGTTCACCGCGAGCGTGGCGAAGATCGCAACGCCGGGCGCGCTGAAGGATCTCTGTGACCTGGCATGGCAGTCGGTGAAGGAACAGCTGGTGCGCGGCGTGTCGATCGGCTTCCGCGCGCTGGAGTACAGCTACATGGAAGGCGGCGGCATCCGCTTCACCGAGACAGAGATCTACGAGCTTTCCCTGGTCACCATTCCGGCCAACGCCGCGGCGACCATCCAGACCATCAAGGCCATGGATACCGGCGCCCGGCGCCCGGTGAACTATGGCGTCCCCCTCATCCAGCGCCAGGTGGCCAAGGTCGAGCGACCGGCCGACGGCGCGGTGAAGTTGCTGCACTGAAGTGCCGGGCCACGAGGCCCTGCGGGGTGGAACCCGCTTCCCATCATTTGCAGGCACTGCCCGGCGTGGAACCCGGGCCGAACGGCTGCGCCTACGAGAGAGAACCGAACAATGAACATCGCAGAACAGCTGGAGAAGCTCCGCGCCACCCGTGCTGAGCTGGAAAAGCAGCTCTCCGCCGTAATGAAGAAGCCGGCCGACGAACAGCGCTCGCTGAACACCGGCGAGCAGGAGGAGTTCGACTCGCTGAAGAGTCAGATCACCTCGCTGGATGGCGACATCGAGCGCTACGAGCACCTGCAGGCGATCCAGGCCAAGTCGGCCACCCCCGTTGCGACCATCGTCAAGGCGCAGGGCTCGGCTACGGTCGGCGCCGAAGGCCGCACGCTGGAACCGGCGCAGCTGAAGACGGTCGACAAGACCGACGCAGGCATCGGCTTCGCCCGTATGGCCCGCTGCCTGGCCGTGTCGCATGTCCACCACCAGAATCCGCTGGACGTGGCCCGCGCCATCTACCCGAACGATGAGCGCCTGCACGGCATCATCCAGGAGAAGGCCGCAGTGCAAGCTGCTAGCACCGGCAACGCGACCTGGGCCGGAAACCTGATCACCGATGGCGGAGTGGCCTTCGCCGACTTCGTCGAGTGGCTGCGACCGCGCTCGCTTCTTGGCCAGGTCTCGGAACGCCTGCGCAACCTGCCGTTCGATACCCCGGTGCTGGTGCAGGGTTCGGCTGGCACGGCCAAGTGGGTCAAGGAAGGCGCTGCAAAGCCGCTGACCAAGTGGTCGTACACCCGTGCGAAGCTGACCCCGCTGAAGGTGGCCGCGATCGCTGCCGCGACCAAGGAAACCATGATGCGCGCCACGCCGGCGGCCGATGCGCTTCTGCGCGACGAGCTGGGCCGGGCGGTCAATCAGACCATCGACACGCAGTTCATCGATCCGGATGCAGCGGCCGTCGCCGACGAGGCACCCGCCTCGATCCTGAATGGCGTAACGGCGACCACAGTGCCGGCTGGCAGTGATCCGGACTCGATCCGCGCTGGCGCTGCGGCGCTCATGAATGCCATCGCAGGTTCGAACCTGTCGCTGGCGGGCTCGTTCTGGGCGATGTCGGAGCGTACCGCGATCGCGCTGTCGCTGATGGTCAACCCGCTGGGCGCTTCCGAGTTCCCGGGCATCAACTTCACCGGTGGCACCTTCTTGGGCCTGCCTGCGTTCGTGTCGGCGTATGTGCCGGACGATGAAGACGGTGCCGTGATCGCGCTGATCAAGGGCGACGAGATCTTCCTGGGCGACGAAGGTGGTCTGCAGGTTTCGATGTCGGATCAGGCATCGCTGGTGATGGATGACGCCCCGACCATGAGCAGCACCACGCCGACCGCGCAGCAGGTTGTCTCGCTGTGGCAGACGAACAGCGTGGCCTTCCTGGTCGAGCGCTTCATCAACTGGCAGCGTCGCCGCACGCAGGCCGTCGCCTGGGCCCGCGTGAACTGGGGCAGCGGTTCGGTTCCGTCTGGCTCGTAACCGACGCGTGGCGGGGCCTTCGGGCCCCGTCACCTCCCCCCGAATTGCGAGGTTCCCATGAGCAAGGTTGATATCGTCGGACGCGGCGGCCGCGTGATCAGCGTGCATCATCGTATTGCTGCGGCGCTGGAGCAGCGCGGCGGCTACTTGAGGCGTGACATGGTGGCGCAATCGCCCGTGGCGCCGAATCCGGGCGCCAAGGCGCCTGCGCCTGGAAGGGCGAAGAAGAAGGCCAAGAAGGCGGGGGCCAGGGCCGGCCAGCCGAACAAGGATGCATCCGTATGACCGGTTTCTCGCCCCGGGAGCTGGCCATCGCCGCTGGCGTGCGGCGGCATGGCGTCGACTACCTCAAATCGCTGTCGCCGGTAGTTGCCGCGCCGGGGCGGGACAGCTGGCATACCCTGACCGTGCAGGAGCCATTCACGGGTGCGTGGCAGCGCAACATGGAAGAGCGCGCGACCACGATCCTGACCTATCCGACGTTGTATGCCTGTCTCAACCGCATCGCCTCCGACATCGGCAAGCTTCCTTTCGTGCTGAAGACGGAGGACGCGAACGGCGTTTGGCGCGTCGAGAAGAACAACACCGCCTACGCCCCCGTTTTGCGCAAGCCGAACGGCTACCAGATCGCGCAGCAGTTCCGCGCAGCCTGGATGCTGTCCAAGTTGATCCAGGGCAACACCTACGTCCTGAAGGGCCGCGACAATCGTCAGGTCGTCAACCGGCTCTGGGTGCTCGATCCGTGCAGCGTGCAGCCGATGGTGTCCGACAGCGGTGAGGTCTTCTACCAGCTCAACTACAGCACCGCTACGAACCTACTGCCGGAGAACTACCCAGGCACCCAACTCATCGTGCCGGCCAGCGAGATCATTCACGACCGGATGAACTGCTTCCATCACCAGCTGATCGGGGTGCCGCCGCTGTGCGCGGCGCACTGGCCTGCAGTGAAGAACCTGAAAATCCTGAAGGACTCGACCACCTTCTTCTCCAACGGAGCCAACCCAGGCGGCATCCTGACCGCACCGGCCGGTATGTCCGACGCGGACGCGCAGGCAGTTAAGGACTACTGGAACAGCAGTTTCCAAGGGTCCAACGCCGGCAAGGTGGCCGTGGTGGGCGCGGATATGAAATTCACTCCGTTCGCCTTCAAGGCAGCCGACTCACAGCTTGTCGAACAGATGCGCTACTCGGACGAGCAGATCTGTCAGCCGTTCGGCATCCCGCCGTTCAAGATCGGCATCGGGTCGATCCCTGCGGGTATGAAGGTCGACGACATCAACCAGCTGTACCACTCGGACGCGCTGCAGGCGCACATTGAGGGCATCGAAGAACTTCTGGACGAGGGCCTTGGCATCTCCCGCCCGATGGGCGTGGAACTGGATCTGGAGCCGCTGCTGCGAATGGACGCGGGCAAGCAGGCGGACGTGCACACCAAGCTGACCGGTGGCGGCATCGAGACTCCGAATGAAGCCCGCCTCGCGTTCAACCTTCCACCGCTGGAGGGTGGCGATACCGTCTACATGCAGCAACAGGACTTTCCGCTCGACCAAGTCCGGCAGAACAAGATCACGGCCGAACCCGAGGCCGCACCGGTGGCACCGTCCGCCGAAGCCGCCGACACACCGCCTGAGGACAGCGACGAGCTACGCGCGCTGCAGCAGGAGAATTTCATGATGAAGGCCCTTCACGCCGCGCGAGCCGAGGTGTTCCGCAATGACTGACCCCATCGACTTCGGCAAGGAGATCGGCGGCCTTATCCGGGAGGCGGTCGCGCCGGTGAAGCGTGAGCTGGAAGAGCTGCGCGAGCGGGCTCCGGAGAAGGGCGACCCCGGCCAGGACGCCGAGCCGGTGGACGTAGATGCGCTGGCCGACCTGGTCGTGGCTAAGCTGCTCGAGTCGCCTCGCCTGCTGACGCTGGTCGACGTGGCCACGGCCGATGCCGTCTCCAAGCACTTCGAAGCCAACCCGGTGCAGCACGGCCGGGACGCAGATCCTGCCGTGATTGAGGCAACGGTGAAGGCCGCTGTCGATGCGCTGCCGGTGCCGAAGGATGGCCTGGACGCGGATCCAGTAACCGAGCAGCAGCTGGCTGCGGCGGTGGCCAAGCATCTGACCGAGAACGCGCCGCAGGCCGGCGCTGACGGTGTCGGCCTGGCCGGCGCCATGATCGATCGCGCCGGCGAGCTGGTGATCACCACCACGAAGGGCGAGGCGATCAGGCTGGGCAAGGTCGTCGGTGAGGACGGCCGGGACGGGCTCAGCTTCGAGACAGCCGCCGGTGACTACGACGCCGAGCGTGGCTTCGTCATCACGCTGGGCGCCGGCGACCGCCGAAAGGAGTTCGTGCTGCCCTACATGGTGCATCGCGGCTTCTGGCGCGAAGGGCTGGGCGTGAAGGCAGGGGAGTCCATCACCCACGACGGTGCCCTGTGGATCGCCAAGCGGAGCAATGCGTCGAAGCCCTGCCTGGAGAACGACCAGGACTGGGCGCTAGGTGCACGCAAGGGTCGCGACGGCAAGGACGGCCGGAGCGTACGGGTTCCAGCGGGGCCTGTGAGTCTGGGAGACGGCGATGGTTGAGTTCGTGACCAAGGCGCAGGCCCAGCAGCAGCTCCGGCTTGATCCTGGTGCCGACGACCTCTGGCTGGCATTTGCCATACCGGCCGTTAGCGCGGCGGTAGATAGCTGGCTGAAGGCGCCATGGCGGCGATACGAGCTTCAGAGAGACAGCGCTGGCGCGCCAATCATCGGCACTGACGGGATCCCCCTGCCGGTTCTGGACGATGAAGGGGAACCGGTGCTCGCTTCGCAGGTGGTGCTGGCTACGCTGGTAGAACTGGCAAGCCACTCCAGGTTCCGGGAGGGCGAGGGCGACAACACGGTGCCCGCGGATGCCGGTCATGGGTATGTCCTTTCTCGCGCTGCAACGGCCCTACTGGCGCCGCTACGGCGTTCCACGGTGGCGTGAGTGGCCTGCTCCGGCTGCGCGCGCCGGCGCGCCTGGCTCATGAAATGGATGCGAGAAGCGAATGAACGAGCAAAGCGAATTGCTGGCCGCCCTGCGAGCCCAGACCGAGGCGACGCACCAGCTGGTGGCGGCGCTGCAGGAAAAGATCAAGGCCGACCTGGAGAACGCCAAGGCGGTTAACCGGCTGGTGGACTACCTCTGCGACAGTGAAGGCGGCGAGGCGGAGCCGGCAGGATCCGGCAGCTACCTGAGCGGAAAGCCGCGATGATCGCCGCCGGCCGCCTGCGCCATCGTGTGCAGCTTCAGCGTCAGGTCTACGGGCAGTCGCCTGTGACCGGCGCGCAGACCGTCAGCTGGGAGCCGCTTGCCGATGTGTGGGCCGAAGTGGCACCGCTGTCGGCCCGCGAGTTCGTGGCAGCCAAGGCGGTGGACAGCGAGGTCAGTTTGCGGGTGACCATTCGTCATCGTGAGGGCGTGACCGACAAGTGCCGGGTGATCCACCGCGGCAAGATCCTGAACATCCATGGCGTGCTGCCCGATCCGATCAGCGGCCTGGAATACCTCACGCTCCCCTGCAGCGAGGGTGTCAACGATGGCTGACGGCATCCGATTCGACGTGAGTGGCCTGGACGGCATTCGCAACAAGATGGCGCAGGTGAAGCGTGAGGTGAACTACAAGGGCGGTAGGGCGGCCTTGCGGCGGGCGGCCAATGTTCTGCGCGACCAGGCGCAGAGCAACGCCCGCCGGGTGGATGACCACGAAACCGAGACCGCCATCTGGAAGAACGTGGCGGTGCGCTGGAATGGCAGGGCGTTCAAGCAGAATGGCGTGCTGGCGTTCCGTGTCGGTGTTCTGGGCGGCGCCCAGCCCGGCCGGGCTGCTCAGCAGGGTACGAGCAACCCTGGCGGCATCACTTGGTACTGGCGCCTGCTGGAGTTCGGCACGTCGAAGATGGCCGCCCAGCCGATCTTCCGGCCTGTTCCTGACCAGGCCGGCCAGAAGGCCGTCGACGTGTTCGCGCGCAGCTTCAACCAAGCGCTGGACCGTGTCCTGGCGAAGCAGGGGGCGGCATGATCCCGCCCATCTTCCCGCTGTGCGTCGCGTCACCGGCGGTGCTGCTGGCCTTCGGCGAGGCACCGACCCGTGTCTACCCGTTCGGACTGATCGAGAAGCCGCCAGCGTTGCCGTATGCGGTCTGGCAGACCGTCGGTGGTAGCCCGGAGAACTATCTGGCCCAGCGGCCAGACGTGGACGCGCTGACCACGCAGGTCGACGTGTATGCGAAGAACGAAACATCACTGATCCAAGGCGCTACCGCCCTGCGCGATGCCTTCGAGCCCCGCGGGTACATCACCCGCTGGGGCAGCCAGATGCTTGACCCCGAAACGAAGCTGCTGCGCCTGTCATTCGATGTGGACTGGCTGGTCCCTCGGTAGCGCCGCTACATCCCCACCCACGCCCCGCACTGCGGGGTTTTCTATTGCCCGCAGGAGAAACGATGAGCATCCTGACCCAAGGAACCCAGCTGTACGGCCTGATCAACGGAGAAGTCCGCGAGATCGAGTGCATCACGGCCTTCAACCCCGGCACTGCGCCGGCGGACCAGATCGACGACACCTGTCTGTCGGAGACGAACACCCGCACCTACAAGAAGGGCCTGCGCACCCCCGGCCAGGCGTCGGTCACCGTCAACGCCGACCCGAAGAACGAGAGCCACTACCTGTTCTGGCAGCTGGCCGAGCAGGTGGACGGTGGCGATCCGATCCAGTGGGCCATTGGCTGGTCCGACGGTGTGGACATCGAACCAACCGTGCAGCAGGTTGGCAGTATCTCGAGCATCGAAGTGACCAACGGTGGAACCGGCTACACCAGCGCGCCGACCGTGGCCATCACCGGTGGTGGTGGCAGTGGAGCCACGGCTACTGCGATCGTCGATTCCGGCTCGGTGATCGGCGTCAACATCACCAATCCAGGCACCGGCTACACCAGCGCGCCGACTGTCGCGTTCACCGGCGGCGCTGGCACCGGCGCCGCTGCGACTGCCGGGCGCTCGACCGTCGCCGAGCTGGTGCTGCCGAACACCCGCACCTGGTACACCTTCCAGGCCTACGTGAGCGACTTCCCGTTCGATTTCCAGGGCAATGCCGTGGTCACCACTGCGGCGACCATGCAGCGCAGCGGCTCCGGCGTCTGGCTGCGTAAGGCGCAGACCCCGTGAGCCGCGCCGCCAAGAAGACAGCCACCGCGCGTGCAGTGAGCCTGAGCGTGGCCGGCCTGCAGAAAGCAGGTGCGTTCACTGGCCGGCCAGTGGAGAAGGAGATCCGCTGGAAGCAGGGCGACGAAGAGCTGACCGCCACCGTCTATGTGCGGCCGCTGGGCTTCCAGGCGGCGGTGTCCGACGTGCTGTCTGCCACGAACAAGCACGATGGTGTGGCCGGCCGCATCGCGGCCAGCATCTGCGACCAGGACGGCAAGGCGGTGTTCACCGTCGCTGATATCACCGGCGAGGCCGATCCGGAGCGCGGCGCTCTCGACGGCAACCTTTCGGTGGCACTGCTGATGGCCATCGGCGAGGTGAATAACCTGGGAAAAGCTACGAGCTGACCCCGGAGGATGAGCTGTGGTGCGAACTGGTCCTCAACGGGATCGGCGGCCGCAGCATCGCTGAGGCAATGGAATGCCTCAGCATCCGGGAGGTCCAGCTCTGGAGCGTGTACCGCGCCAAGCGCGGCAGCCTGAACTTGGGCGGGCGGATGGATGCAGCTGCAGGGATGCTGGCCGCTTTGTTCGTCAACGCCAACAAGAAGCCTGGCTCGACCCCGTTCAAGCCCGCCGACTTCATTCCCTACGCGGACGCCGAGCCCATCAGCCTCGAGGAGGCGATGAAGCAGTGGTAGTCGGCGCGTAGGGCGCGCATCAATCTGGCCGGCCATCGGCCGGCCCCTGCAGCAGAGAGAGCTATGTCCCGGTCCCTTGGTACGCTGACCATCGACGTTATCGCCGAGGTCGGCGGCTTCGCATCCGGCCTGGACAAGTCCGAGCGCCGGGCGGAGAAGTGGCGCAAGAAGGTCGAGGCCGAGGCGAAGCTGGCCGGCCTTGCGCTGGGCACTGCAATCGCTGCGGCGGTCGTGATGATTGGGCGTAACACGATCGCGGCCGAGCGCGAGGTGGCACAGCTCGATGCCATCATTCGGTCCACCGGTGGCGCGGCCGGCTACACCCGGCAGCAGCTGCTGGACATGGCTGACACGCTCTCGAGCAAGTCCACGTTCAGTGGTGGCGAGATCGTCGAGGCCCAGACGCGGCTGCTGTCCTATTCGGGCATTCTGGCGTCAAACATCCCCCGCGCGATGCAGGCGGTCATTGACCAGTCGGCACGCCTCGGTATCAGCGTCAGCCAGTCGGCAGAGACCATCGGCCGGGCGCTGGAATCGCCCAGCAAGGCAGCCGCCGCGCTGGCACAACAGGGCTTTGGTGCAGCCTTCACCAAGGAGGTTCGCGGGACGATCGATGAACTGGTCAAGGCTGGCAAGGAAGGCGAGGCCCAGGTGATGATCCTGGAGATCCTCGAAGAGTCCTATGCTGGTGCAGCGCAGGCGGCGCGTGACACCTTCGGCGGCGCGCTGCAGGCGCTGGGCAACACCCTCAACGACATCACCACGGCGAAGGATGGAAGCCTCAAGGGAGCTACCGCCGCCGTCAATGACCTTATCGATACCCTGAAGGATCCGAAGGTCAAGGAGGGATTCGACAGCATCGTCACCCTGGTGGCCAATCTGTCCAGCGAGCTGGCGAATGGTGTTGTCCGGATAGCCGGTTTCATTTCCAAGGTCCGGGATCTCGCGAATCTAGACGCTGGTGGAAGCGTCCAAGACGCAGGTGAGGCTGCGCTCAACGAGCAGATGGCTCGGCTGAACGGGTTGATCAATTACGCGAAGCAGAACAAGACAGGCCTCCTCGGCATCCCCCTTACGGATACCCAGGAGGCTGCCAGACTCAAGCAGATCAACGATCTGACCCAGCAGCGTATCGGCATCCAGCGGGAGCTAACTGAGCGCTACAAGTACCAACGGGCTGCAGAGGCATTCAAGGGCGTCACCGCGTCGGTAGATAGCACGGCAAAGTCCAGCGACAGTGCGGCAAGAGAGGCTGCCGCCGCCGCAGCAGCGGACGCAGACAACGCGAAGCAGCGTGTTGCCAGCCAGCAGCAGCTTCAGCGCGCTTACGAAGCCAGTGGGCTACAGCTCAGGCGCCAGATCGAGTTGTTCGACACCAGCGCGGACCGATCTGGCAAGGCCACCGAGCTGCAGCGCCTCAACTTTGAAGTGGCGCAGGGGAGCCTGCAAGGCCTGAACGCTGCCCAGCAAGAACGTCTGCGCGCACTGGCGACCGAGATTGACCGGTTGGCAGGGGTGAAGTCAGCGAATGAGGAAGCGGCCAAGGCCACCGAGGCTTTCGTCAAGTTGAAGGACGACCTGAACAAGAAAGATTCGCTCGGTGTCGAATTGGCGCGCGACCGTCTCAAGACCCTGCAGGCGGCTGCGGCTGTTGGTGCAGCGAATGACCAGGACTACGCAGCAACCGCCGCCAAGGTGATTCAGCAGGTCGGAGGAAGCGGCGCGGCCGACTACAAGGGGCCAGATGCCCTCTATGGTGGATCAAGCGGCGAGTTTGCAAAGATCGATTCGGCCCAGGACGCTGAGCGGCAGAAGTTCGCGGCGCAGCTGGAAGCCCTGGAAGAGAATCGACAGGCGCGGTTTGACCTCGAAGCAGAGTGGAACGCGCAGGAGCTGCAGCTGCGTGAGGAGCACGAAGCCAATTTGGGCCGTCTCGACAGAGCGCGGTGGCAAGTCGCGGCCACCGAAGCGCAATTGGCTCTCGGAAGCATCACGGACGTGATGCGGACTAGCTTTGGCGAGCAATCCGCGCTCTACAGGGCTGCATTCGTGGTCCAGAAGGCGGCAGCTATCGCGCAGTCTGTCATTGCGATCCAGCAGGGTATGGCGATGGCCGCAGCCAACCCCTGGCCGACCAATCTTGCCGCGATCGCTTCGGTAGCCGCCGCAACCGCTGGCATCGTCTCCAACATCGCCGCTGTAGGTATGGCCCACGACGGTATCGACAGCGTTCCTGAGACGGGCACTTGGCTGCTGCAGAAGGGCGAGCGGGTCACCACCGCGGCCACGAGCGCCAAGCTGGACGCAACCCTCGACCGCGTGTCCCGCGATTCTGCTGGCGGAGGTCGGGGCGACACCTTTGAGATGAATTTCAACGTGAACGGCTCCATCAGCGAGCGGGAACGGCTGATGCAAGAGCAGACAGTAAGGCGCGCAGTGGCCTTGGCGCGGCAGGACCGTGTAGCGGACACCACATCCGGCACCGGTCCCCAATCACGCGCGATGCGATCGAACTGGAATGTCAGAAGGAAGGTCGGGTAATGGCGCTGATCATGCAGCCGAAGTGATTGCCCGAACCGCTGCGCGAGGGCTATGGGCTGCGCCATGTATCCCCGCAGACGCGGTCTACTTTCGTGAGCGGGCGATCCCGGCCGCGGCGGGCCTACACGGCGACCCCGAGCCAGGCCGAGGTGCGATGGCTGTTGAATGACCAGCAGGCCGCTCTATTCGAGAAGTGGTTCCAGGAGCAGCTGTTCGATGGTGTGTCTTGGTTCGCCTGCCGCCTTCGCAGCCCGCTGGGCGTGGATTACTACAAGGCTCGATTCACCGACATTTACGACGGTCCAACGTTGACCAACAGCAATCTGTGGATGTTCACCGCGCAGCTGGAACTGTACCTCCGGCCGCTCCTGGCAGATGGATGGTCCGAGTATCCGGAGGGCTTCCTGCAAGCCAATGTGATCGACCTGGCCGCAAACAGGGAGTGGCCGTTGCCATGAGCATCCTTGAGCGGCTGTACGCCTCGGGTGGAAGCGAAATCGAACACGAAACTCTGGCAATTACTGTCGGTGGCGAAACCCACTACCTGACCAAGGGGTGGGAGGACTTGACTGCAGTGCTGGAAACTGGCCAGACGGTGAGCTTCAAGGCCTGCGGTATGGACGTGGCCAAGCCGGCCCGCAACGCCGACGGCGTGCAGGATCTCCGGTTCGCCCTGACCAACATCGATGGCGTGGTGAGCACCAAGATCCGCGCCGCGCTGGCCGCGCGGCAGGAGATGACCGTAACCCTGCGGGTCTACCTGAGCAGCGATCTGCTGGCGCCAATCAAGCGCCCGCTCTCGATGGTCATCAAGGGCGGCCAGTGGTCAGCCACCGAGGTCCAGATCACGGCCGGGTTCATGAACATCCTCGACACGGCGTGGCCGCGTGATCGATTCAATCTCTCCAAGCACCCCGGACTGCGCTATATCTCATGACGATCGACCTTGAAAAGTACCTGGACGTGGTCTGGGTCAGCGGCGGCCGCGTGTTCCCCGAGCTGGATTGCTATGGCGTGGTCAATGAAGTGCGCCGTGATCTTGGGTTGCCGGCTTGGGACGAGCATCCGGGCGCTACCCGGGAGGATCTGCCCGATCTGGCAGAGCAGGCGGTTCTGCAGCACGCCGGCAGCGACCTGGTAGAGGGCGCCGTGGCGTTCTGCTACGAGGGCAGCGTGGTGACCCACGTTGCCGTGCTGGTGGAGGTAGACGGCCGCATGTGCACGCTGGAATGCAACGACGGCCGCAACGTTACGGTGCTGCCTGTGGCGCGCTTCGAGCGTCGCTTCAACCGTGTGGAGTATTACGCGTGATCCGGGTGTTTCCTTCCCGCATGCCCGGTGAAGCGCTGGAAACCCACCAGCATGGCCGCATGACGGTGGACGGCTGGCTGCGGGCGAACGTGCGCGGGTACTCCGGAGAGGGTGAGCAGCCGATCGAGCTGGAGGTGGACGGCGCGCCGGTCGCACCGGCGGCGTGGGGAACTACCTGGATCGACGACGGCAGCGATGTTCGCATCTACCCGGTCCCTCATTACGAGGGGATTGCCGCGGTGATCTACTGGGTTGTGGTGGCGGTGGTGGCTGCGTATGCCATCTACATGGCCAACAATCTGCCTGGTAGTCGAAACGGGCAGGGCGACAGTCTCAGCCTCGACACGGCACGGGCGAACACCGCGCGGCTCGGGAGCCCGGTGCGCGAGGTTCTGGGGCGATGCCGCGTTTGGGCCGACTACCTGGTCCAGCCGGTGTCCCGCTTCGTAGGCGAGAAGTCCTATCGAACCCACATGTTCGTGTGCGTGGGGAAAGGTCGGCACATCATCCCCGTGGGCTCGGCCCGGTTGGGCAATACGCCCATCAGCTCGTTCGGCAGCGACGTGCAGATGACGATCTACCCACCGGGTGCGGATGTGAGCGGCGACGTGCGCTCCGAGAACTGGGTGAACTCTACCGAGGTCGGGGCGACGGCCTCCGGGACGGCCGGCCTGGATCTGAGCGACACGGCCGACGTGTCTACGGGCATCAACGCAGACTCGGTGACGGTATCCGGAAACATCATTGCCCTGAACAATGCGACCGTCACCGACGCTAACGGTAACGAGCGACCGACCAGCTCCGTGCCCAGCAGCTGGGTTGTTGGCGCCGTGCTCACGCTCAAGGTTGCGGCGTCCTTCACCGCAACCACCAGCGGCCTTTACTCGATCATCGCCGGCAGTGCTGTGGCGGAACTGGCGCCCTACGTGGGCATGCCGGTGCTACTGACCTACAACGGGGCCGACTACGCACTGTTCGTGGCCAGCCACGTTCCTGGCTCCCCGGCAGTGCCCGGTGTTGGTGGCAGCGCTGCCCGTGTGACGGGATCGACCGCCGCGAGCAACTTCGACTTCAGCGGTTCTCCTGTCACCTTCGGGATCAGCTGGAGGGGAACCACCTACAGCGTTGCGCTGGTCGCCAACTACATCACCCTCGGCGTGCTTCTGACCGCCATCAACGACCAGTTGGTGGACAGCGGCTTGGTGGCTACCCAGTCCGGAGGCGTGGTGACGATTGCTGAGGCGGCCAGCCCGTTTGCTGGCGGGAGCATCACCTACAGCGGACTGCCGGCGTCTGTCTTCGGGAGTAGCCCAACGTCCACGGCGGGCGTGGCCACGAGTGGTGGAACACCTGCGACGCAGCCCCGGGTGACGTTGGCCTATGACGGCCCTACCGGAACTGCTTTCGGTGGTTTGCCGCCTGGCGTGGTGTCGCTGGCAATGTCGCGCGGCCAAAGCGACTATCGAATTGCTGCCGTAGCTGGGCTCACCTTGGCCGTGGAGCGATTGACAGAGGCTGGCGTGGTCGACACGAGCTGGCCGGGCTGGACCAACCGGACGGCCACAGACTACAGCGCCACCGGCTTCCAAGAGGGCGAGGAGTGGCTGGGGCCCTTCTTGGTGTGCCCGAACGGCGAAACCACTGATGCGTTCGAGTACGACTTCAACTTCCCCGGCGGCCTCATCTGGTACACCAGCAAGGGCAACAAACGCACGTTCACGGTCAGCATCCGCGTTGGGTATCGGGTGTATGGCTCGGGCGCGCCCTGGACGGTTCGGACTCACACGTACACCGGATACTCCGAAGATGCCGTGGGCTTCACCGAGCGCATCACCCTCGGCGTCCCTGGGCAGGTCGAGGTGCGGGTCAGACGGGTGACCGAGCGCGGAGGCAACTCGGCCCGGGATGCGTGCTATTGGCAGGGCCTGCGCGCGCGCCCATCGCAGCGGCCAACGCGCTACGACGACCTGACGACCATCGGCCTGACGGTGACCACCGGGACGAAGCTGGCGGCGCAGACCGACCGCCGCTTCAATGTCGAGGCGACACGGCTTTACGACCAAGGCACTGCACGTAGCATCAGCGGCGCCATGATCCACGTCATGCGCTCCCTTGGCCTGCCGGCGGACCAAATCGATACGGACACGCTGCAGCATCTGGAGGACACCTACTGGACGCCGCGAGGGGAATTCTTCGACTTCAGCGCGGAGAAGTCCGGCACCAGCGCACTGGACATGCTGCAGATGGCGGCGCAGGCGGGCATGGGCTACTTCCTGCTGATCGATTCGATGTGTTCGGCCGGCCGCGAAGGGGTGAAGGGGTGGCGAGGCGGGATCTCGCCGCAACGCCAGCTTGAGCCGCTCAGCACGTCGTTCATTTCGCCGGGCCCGGACGACTATGACGGCGTGGACGTGACCTACATCGACGAGGTGACCTGGGCAGCGGAGACGGTGGAATGCCGGTTGCCTGGCGTCACCGAGCCCTGGAAGGTCGAGTCCTACGAGCTGCAGGGGGTAGGGACGCGCGATCGCGCGTACCGGATCGGCATGCGCCGGCTGATGAAGCACCAAGGCCAGCGCCTGACCTACAAGACCAAGACCGAGATGATGGGCCTGGTCTACCAGTACGGCGACCGGGTCAAGCTGTTCGATGACATTCCGGGGTCGAGCACCACCAGCACCATGATCGAGTCGGCCCGGCTGGAAGGCACCCGCCTCCTGATCGAGGTGGGCGAGTACCTGGATTGGAGCCTGCCGGCGCCGCGGTGCCTTGTCCGGTTCCAGGACGGAACGCTATCGAACGTGATGGTGCCCATCCGGGTCGACGACCACCGGCTGACCATTGCAGCCTCGGCGTTGCCCGGCGAGCACGCGTTCAACACCTGGATCATGGACGACCCGACGATTGACCCGCCGGAGCTGATTTTCTGCGACAGCACGCGCGCTGGGTACGACGCCGTGCTGGCCGAACTCACGCCCGGCGAAGACGGTTCGGTTGAGCTGACCGCCCTGCAGTACGACCCCGCCTTCTACCAATACGACGACGCCAACGCGCCGTAGCGCCACTGGAGACGCACCCAGATGACCAAGTACAACACCGGCAATCCGGTGGGCTCGAGCTCGCCCCTGGACTTGTACGACAACGCCGAGAACCTCGATAACGGCATTAACGGGGCCGCACTGACGTGGCGCGATCGGCGCGGTGTGACGCGGAAGAGCTTCGCCGGGATCGAGAGCGACTTCCAGCAATTCCTCGCAGACGGTAGCACCATCGAGTTTCCGACCTGGGCAGCGGCCAGCGCTGCAGCTGGAGCAGGGCAGATTCCCCTCAACCGTCAAGTTGCAGTAATCGGTGATCCAGGGTTCCACACGGATCCGATCACGGGAGCGACCGTGCCGAACAGTGGCCGCTACGTCATGGGCTCTGCCGGCCTGGAGTGGAGGTCCGCCGACGTTCTGACCGAGAAAGCCGACAGATCTGATCTTTCAACGCTGGAATCAAAGCTCGACAACACGGTTCGGACTGTCGCTCTGAACATCCCTTATGAGGTCAACTTCGCAGACGAAGATGGCTACACCGACAAGGGGCTTAGCGAGGGAATCATTGATCTTAAGACGGTGATGCTCGCCAATTCGACACTGATTGGAACGACCGGTGCATTCAGCTTGATTGATGCCGATGGCTACTTCGTTGATGTAGTCGATCCGACGGGTGTTGCAGGGCTTGTGCGTGACGCCGCCGCCGTTGGGCTGAACACTTCGCTTTCGATCCAAGACGATGATGGGTATGTAGTAGAGCTGGTGAGTCCAGAGGGAGCCGTTGCTCAGACCGACGATGCATCCCTCTACGGCGTGCGAAATTCGTCGAACCTAGACGCTTCGCGCCGAGTAGGTGCACAGATCAACAGTGAATCTACCGCTGTGGCTTACGACTACACCCATTTCCCTGTGTATGGGCAGAGTCTCAGCAACGGCACAGAGGGTTGGCCAGCCCTCAGCAAGACGCAACCGTACAACAACGTGATGGTGGGCGGTTCGGTGAGGCAGGCCAGCATTGGATCAGCTTCGTTCTCCCCCGTTGGGGGCAGCAGTGCCTTCCAGCCGCTGGTCGCCAATGTGATGAGCACCAGCATGGCCGTGCTTACGGACGCGGAAGTGGCCGCGCTTCCTCCTGGGAACGGTGCTTTTGGTGAGACCGTTGCCGAGGGCTTGGTGAATTCACTGAAGAGGCTGCACAACCTGCGCAAGGGTGTGGTCGATGATCCGATCGCATTCGTGGCCAGCAGCAGCGGCGTGGGTGGCAGGACCATCGCTCAGCTGACCAAAGGTGCGAGCCCGAACATCTGGAACGTGCTGGTTGGGCATTCCCAGGCAGCGAAGGCCAATGCGGTCTCGGCTGGAAAGTCCTACGGCATCGGCGCGTTTCTGTGGCTACAGGGCGAGAACGACTATCCCAGCACCACCAAGGCTGCCTACAAGGCGGCGCTGAGCCAATTGTGGTCGGACTTCAAGGTCGATGTTGCAGGTGGCGTGGCCGGCCAGCAGCTGCCACCGGTCATGCTGATGTACCAGACCGGCGCCAGCTTTACTTCGGACGGCAACGGGCTAGACACCGCGCTTTCCATTGGTCAGGCCCAGCTGGAGTACAGCGAAGAAAACAGCGACGTTTACATGGTTGGGCCCGTCTATCCCTATACCGACAAGCACACCAGCCCGGCCGCCAATGGCCATCTCGACCCAAATGGCTACCGATGGTGGGCGAACTTGGCGGCCAAGGTTGCCTACAGGGTCTTGGAGCTTCGTCAGGGTTGGAAGCCGCTCTCTCCGCGAAAGGTGGTCACGGCCGGGCGGACGATCAGCATCGACTTCCACGTTCCGGAGCCGCCGCTGGCATTCGACAAGCCATACCTTTCGTATACGGCCACCGACTTCCCCGACAAGGGCTTCACGGTTCGCGACACTGTCGGTGTCGTGCCAATCAGCAGCATCCGGATCGTGTTCGAAACGATCGTAGAGCTGACTCTTTCGCGTGACCTTGTCGGCTCTGCCTACATCCGATACGCCGACAAGACGTATCACGACGGTAATGGCTGCCTCCGGGACAGCGACAGCTTCGTAGCACCGGACCGTTACGTGTACCAGGTAGGAACCGGGCAGTACCCGGAGGCGAACATTGCCGAACTCGTTGATAAGCCGTATCCGATGCACAACTGGTGCGTCGCCTTCAACCTAAAGATTCAGTAACTGGAGACAACCATGGGTGCAGTGATTCACTCAAGCGGCAATAGCCTACGCGCGAACTCAAAGCGCATCATCCCGCCGGTCGATCCGACGGGCTTCAAGGGCATCTTCCTGTTCGGCGACAGCGTTGCGCAGAGCGTACGCAACTATGCAGGCGGCGCCGATCTGGTAGTCACCGGAAACCCTGTGATCGGATCTGACGGGCAGGGCCTGATGTTGCGAGAGGCGGTCGACTACTTGACGACCGGTTTCACCCAAGACGTGAACAGCACGATCATCGTGATGTTCCAGGCACAGGCTCAGGCAACATTTCCGCTGAGCACCTATCCCGGTCCCCGTCTCGGGGATGCGACGAAGAACGACGCCGTTGGAACGGGCGTGCAGATGTACAGTTCCGCTGGCAACGTTGGCGTCCATGGCTTCATCGGAACCTGGGATGGTGCTACTGCCGGGAGCGCGAGCACGCTTCTGACCAGCCCCGTTCCTTCTGCGGCTCCGCCGGCGGGAAGCTACCGCATGTTCGGCGTTCGATCAGTGGCTGGTAGCGCTCCGGCTACTGTGACTGTCGATGACCTGACGGCAGGCACCAAGAGTTCCCGCTCGGCCGCTGCGGGGCAGGTGCTGGACCGGACGACGCGCGCGTATCGAATCGGGAGCAGCTACCAGGCCACTGCCCAGCCTGCGGTCAAAACGCTCGGTGCTTTCATCATCAGTCGAATCCTCGCCGATGCGGAGATGGCGACCATGTACCAGTGGATGAAGGGCTACTGGGCGCGCCGAGGGATTTCCATCTAGGCTCCAAGGCCTAGGAGTGCGCGGTTGTAGTTGCTTCACCACTGGAAGTGGCTCGATTGACCTGGCGAGTAGCTGTGACCGTTCGTCTAGGCCTAGCCTAGGCGGACACCCGGGATAGGGGAGAAGGCATCATTTTTGACGCTTACCATCATCCTCAAGCGCTTCTGTACAGCGTTGTCCTGCGCGACGTCAGAAAGCCATTTCCTTGCTCCATTCACCATCGACATCGAGAATTTACGTGGATCCAAGATCAGTTGATCGTTGAACCTGATGTTGTGCATTTGGAGAGTTGTGAAGGTGACCTTGCCTAAGGTCGCTTCTACTGAGTTATCGGAAATGTCATCCGTTCCCGAGTGCAGGATGGAGCATCGAAGCGCGTAGCAGTCCTCACATGAGAGAAACGCCCCGCCAAAGCTTGAGCTGAAATCATCGGCCGCGTAGGTATTAAACCAGTCCATGTAACGCTTTCGACCCCGTCGAATCCCTTGCATCGACGGGCATATGTCAGGGAGCATGAGTGATAACGAGATCGCAGCGTTCCAGTTCGATTGCTCGATCGCCGCTTCAACGCTCTGTAGGAAGTCTTCCATGGCTCGATAGGTCCAATTGTCCGGAGCACAGACTACGCTGACCGCAATGCGATTGTCGCCTTGTTGATCTAGCGGGCTGAGATCGTATCAAGAAGCTGCGGGGCGTTAGCGCGCGGGGAGTTCACGGCCCTGCTGACCCGATAGGCTTCCATCGCCGGGGATTCGCTGGCCAGCAGCATCGCCATCGCGTCGTCGGGACTCGCGGCCATCCATTCATCGATCTGGCCGGCCTGCAACCACACCGGCATGCGGTCGTGGATATCGGCCGAGACGCCGCTGCTGTCGCCGGTGATGATGGTGAAGGTGCCAAGGTTGCCGTCAGGCAGCAGCGGGCTGGTGTCCTCCCACAGGCCCGCGGCCAGCAGCGGCCCAGTGGCGTGGATGAACCACGGGTCTTTCTTCCCGTCCTCGGGGCTGACCGACCACTCGTAGTAGCCGGCCATGGGGATGACGCAGCGGCGCTTCTTGAAGGCCGTCCGGAAGGCTGGCTTGGTGGCCACCGTCTCGATGCGCGCATTGATGGTCGAACCCTGCAGGGCCTTGGCCTTGGCCCAGAACGGCAGCAGGCCCCAAGCCAGCCGGGTGACCTGCCGGCCTTCGCCGCGGTCCAGGATCACCGAGGCGCGCTGCGTCGGCGCCAGGTTGTAGCTGGGCTGGATCTCGGCCAGGCCAAGGGCAAGGTCAGCCAGCCCCGGCTGGCCGAAGTCGATTACGGGGAGCTGGACGAATCGGCCGCACATGGCCGGAGGGTAGCCCGGCCGGCCGTGCCCGAGGCGTGTAGGGAACGGGCGAACTGTGACGCCGGTCAGGCGGCCTCTACGCGAAACTTACGGTAGCGGTTCTACGCTCGGGCTCCCCATGGAGGCCGGAGAGAGACATGCCCAACAGGGCTGTTGTGTTTGTCAGCGAAGCGGTCGGCGACCTGACCATGGCGCGCCTGTCGCAGATCATGGCGGACGCGGAGCGATTCAATCGCACTGCCGGAGTTACCGGGATCACGCTGTTTGATGGGCAGAGGTTCCTCGCTTACATGGAGGGACCGCCCGATGGCCTGGATGTGGCCTTCTCCAGAGCAGCGGGCGCCACCAGCCATTCAAGCCTGATCGAGATTGCGCGGGGGCGGGTTGGGCAGCGCAGGCTTCCCTACTGGCCTATGCGTTGCATCCCCCTGTCGCCGCCGGAGCTGGTGCAGCTGGTGCGGGCCGACTGGACTTCCTTCCTGCAGCGGGGGAGCGATCAAGTCGCCCCAGCCACCGCCATGGAGATGCTGGTGGCACTTGTCGAACCATTCGCCGAGGCTGCTTAAGCAGCGCCGCGCTGGCGCAAGCGCAGTGGACAGAGGGTAGGGCGACGGCCATAGTCACGGCTGGCCAATGGACGTGCCCTATGAGCATCCTCAACGTACTGATCAGCCGTGACCAGCTTGTCGTTGCAGTGGATACGCTCGCGGAGGATGCGCTGACAGGCGCTTACTCTGCTGGTGCAAAGGTGCTCCTGATACCGCAGCACAACGTGCTGCTGGCCACCAGAGGCGGAGCGCAGTTCTTCTTGAAGATCTACGAGCTGGCTCTGCAGGCGAGCTTCCGGGCCGACTTCTCCATTGAGCAGCTTTCGGCCGAGATGGGGCCTGTAATGGACCAACTGTGGTTGAACTATGAGAAGGCGGCCGCAGAGGCTGACCTGCCTATCGAACAGCTGGGGACCGAGATTGTC